GATAAATTGAATAAACCTATTATCACACAACACCACCACGCCATGCAAAAAGAGCATGAAAACGGCTTGCCTAATCTGTCCAAGTAAGCGTAAAGGGGAATGGAAGTAATCATATTTACTACCATCCCGATAATTATGCTATATCCTATTATATCCCACATACTTTTATATTTTGAAAAGGTTAATGAAGAAAGCTTGACCTTTTGCAGTTACTTTTGTCACTGTCGTCATTTTCCTATTTCCTTTATTATCGAGGTATTCCGAATATTTCAATTCAAAAAGACCTGATTCGATTGCATGTTGAAGGGGCTTATTTTTCTTTTCGCCAACACACCCCAAATACCCTAAATCACGTAAAAGCTTGAAGAGTCTATTTTGTCCAATTTCAAAACCTGCTTGTGTTATTAGAGTTGCTAAGTGACCGATTAAAATGCTTTCTCCATTATCAATAACTGCATCAGCAAAAACAACCTTATGGGCTTGTTCCTTCAATTGTGATGCTTGCTCATTTACTTTTGTGCTTACCTCGCTTAATTGTTTATTTGTCTGTTGAAGCAACAATTGTTGTTGTTCGATTTGTTCTGCCTGCTGACTTGCTAGCAATAACGCACCTGATAAAGTTGTTGGAATTTGGAATTGATTATTTTGAACTTGCTGTTCCAATTCTTCCCACCTGTTAATCAATCTTGCTCTAGCTATATCATTGAATTTTGTTGCTATGTAAAGACTTTCTTTTTTCGTTAAAAGGTATTCAGGTCTTTTTTCTCCTTTTCCATCAACATAATCAACCAGCGCAAAATTGCGCCCGTTAACTTCTATCCAAGATTCTTCCATTTTTCTGATTGCTCGCATTACATCTTTATGATTCTTTCCTGCATAATTTGCAATCTCTCTACTACTTACTGTTTGCCCATTTTTGTTATTTGTTAAATTATTCATACTTATTTATTTACCTTTCTATTTTCTTTATTCTTCTCAATTCTGTCTTCCAAAATTTTTATCATTATTTTAAGATGGTGACAGATTTCATACTTTTCTTTTTTCTCCATAACCGCCTGTATATCTTTCATATACTGTATCTTGGTTATTGTTTCTTCATTATCATCTTCCTTACTATCTCTTATTGCTTTAATTGTACTGCCTAGATAGATGTTGTTTAGTTGTTGTTGAGTCAGGACTTTCTTTATTTCCTTCATTGTCAAGTCACCGTATTCTTTTAATGTCATCTTTGTTTCTTTATTTATTATAAATATTCTTCAATTTTAAATAATTCACTTTTTTATTAAATTATTTCACAAATCACTGATATTCAGGTAAATTATTTTTCTATTAATATATATTGAAATGTGATTTTTATAAACTCTATTAAAAAAAAGGCACAAAAAAAGGGGCTAATTAAAGCCCCTTGAAAACAAAAATTTATGAAAATAATTAAAACGGAATACAAAAATGAACGGCCTATTCCTTAGCCTTTATCGTTGTTATTATCGCTATTATACGCTGCGAAAAAGTCAGTTAATTCACTTAAGTTGACTTTATTAATATCTTCCTCATCATGAAAAAATGGTGTATCCTCTAATTTGGGATTTTCAATTTGTTCTTCAATAACTGTTGAAGGTTGATTACCTGTATTATTCACCAACTGATTTATTTGCTCTTTTTGTTGTTCGATTTGCATCTGCATAGATGCCACCAAATTTTTTAGATTTTCAATTTCTTTTTCTAAATCCATATTATTTCTTTCTAAAATCTTACCTACCTTTTCTATATTAACTACTTCTTTTCCAACCGTTTTTGATTCTCTATTAGCTTTATTCACTGAATATTTGACGATATAATTGTCATTGATATACTTGCTAACGTATGCACCATCCTCTGTAGTAAGAAAGATAGTTGTAACATCCTTTTTATCCATTTTTGAAAATGAAAATGGTTGAACCATAGAATATTTAGTGTAATTATTACCATTGATTCCGATACCACTCTTTTTAATCACACCCTTCTCAATCAATGTATTTATAATTGGTGACATCATTTTATTCAATGATAGATAGCCTTTCATATGATTAATTGAAAGTTCATAATAACAATTATATTGCTTCGTTTTTACATTCCAAGTACCTTGATTTATCAGGTAAACGATGAATAATATTTTTTTAAAAACTTTTGATTTTTCACTTTCAAAAATCACTTCTAGTTCATTTAACAATGTTGTTGGAATATCTAACTTAATTGTCTCTTTGTTGTTGTTTTTTGTTGTTGTCATATATATTTATTATTTATTTGCTTTTTTTTGTCATCATATCTTATTTAATTGATAAAGGGGTTAATTACTCCCCCTTATCAGGATATGACAACATTTTATTGTTTAATTATAAATACTGCACTAATAAGCAAGTTTGAAGTATATTTTTAGAATAAAATATAACCAACTGATTATCAATCAAAATTATTTTTAATTATTTTAAAATCTTTTGGAAAAATGTTCCAACCTCGAATGAGTTGGATAGTCTTAGCGGTGCAACCACTTATAACGAATATATAGCAAAAACAAAAAATAACAAGTTTTTATGTATATTTTTTTTATTTAATTTATTACCTACATACAACACAAAATCTTACCTACCTTTTTAAAATTTATTACCTACACTGTATTAATTTATTTCTATTTTATTTCTAAAAAGTTTCTAAAATCTTACCTACATATATTATTATATTATAGAATTATTGATATTATATAAATTAGAATATTATTATATTATAGAATTATTGATATTATATAAATTAGAATATTATTATATTATAGAATTATTGATATTATACTATTATAGAATTAACATATTGTAGTGTTAATATATTATACAGGTGTTATACACATAAATAAGATACTATAATTGTTTTATATATATATGTATAGAATTGTATATAATATGTATAAGTATTGTTATTCTATATTTATATATTATTAATTGTATGTATAATGTTGAAGGTAGTTATATATTATTCTATTCAATAATTTATATTAATCTCAACAGTTGAAGGTAAGTAATATGTATATATCCATTTTAAGCTATAAATAAAGCTATAGAATCAATTATTATATCTCAATAGTACAAAGTATTATAATTAACAAATAATGTCTTATATCTCTTTATTTCAATTTTAATAGATATACCGTGAGGTATTGGTAACAGTAATTGTATTAATATATCTTCAACAGTATTGTAATAGTAACTGTAACAGCAATTATAACAGTTTAATTCTATTCTTCAATATTGATAGTATATTATATCTTCAACAATGTATTAGTAACTGTATATCAATTTTAAGCTATAAATAAAGCTATACAATCAATTATTATATCTCAACAGTATTAAGTATTGAAATTAACAAATAATAGCTTAAATCTATTTATTTCAATTCAAATTGATATGACGTTAGTCATTTGTTAATGATATTGAATATAATCTTTAACAGTAATCTTTAACAGTAATCATTACATTCATATTCTATTATCCAATACTATGTAATAGATTATGAGGTTAAGATAATTTGAATATCTCAACATAAAAAAGATGACTATCGTCCAAGGTTACAGAGATAGAAAATAGTTAACCATCAACATTGAGAGAGTTCCGCCCCGCCCCCTTTTTGAATACCCCCAAGTAACGATTATTAAAGCTAAATTAAGCCCTAGAATCGATTATTATTCAGAAATAGTATAAAGTATTCAGATTAACACAAAATGTCTTAAATCGATTAAAAATAGTTAATAATCGTGACCTGTATAATGACCGTATAACGACCTGTATAAATCAGGTGTAAAAGTCGGTGTATAATGGTAGGTAATAAAGGTAGGTAATAAATACACCGTATAATCAGGTGTAAAGTCGGTGTAATGACGGTGTATAATGACCGCCTTATGACCTGAAAGAAAATATGAAAAAAAAACTTGTTAAAAATCTTTTTTGCACTATTTATAGTAAAAAAAGACATGGGAAAAAAAGAAAGATTTATTGAAGAATTATTGAGATATTCTGATAAAAAAGAGTTGGAAGATGCTAAAAGTGAATGGGATATAATTAGCGTTAAAGAAAAAGATGGTAAGTGTATATGTAGTCAACAATTAACATACTCCATTACTTTGCGCAATAATATCAACGGCAATGAAATAACCGTTGGAGCTGACTGCCTTAATAAGTTTATTTCCAACAACTTAGGTATAAATATAATTAAATGCTTCAATAAGATAATAAGAAACAATTATTCATTATTATCAGAAAAAGTACTTTATTATCTATTTGAAAATGAAATAATTACCAAAGAAGAATATGATGATTATGACATTTATGACAAGAAAAAAAAGTGGAATGTGATAAGAGATGTGAATGAAAAGTTTTTGTTAAGCTTAACAGGCGGTGATATGTTTTAAAAAAGGGGCTTTAATTAGCCCCTTAATAAAAATTATAATTCTCTTATTATCTTCTCTTCTATCTTCACATATTTTGCAATTTTCTTAATGTAAGATTCTGTACTTTTTTGGCTCTTATGGCGATTGATAACGGAAAGCTCAACTTGTGACCAACCGTCCAAAAGCTTATGAACATTAGATGTATGCTTGAAAGAGTAAAGATTGTAACCTGTACCAATATACAATCCTAAAGGCTTCAAAACTCCTTCTCTAAAAAGATTTGAAAAATGATTAATATATAGTTGCTTTTTACCCCATGTTTCACCCTCAGGCTTTGTACAATCATTAGAAAAGATATAATCATCATTATCTGCTTCATCTAAATTCAGTTCATTTATAAGCTTTCGTAACGGCTTAGTAATGTCCACGGTCTGCTTAGTTTTATTTTTTGCCGTTGAAGCTTTAAATTGAATGAAATTATCTTTGATGTTCTGCTTTTTTAAATTTCTCAATTCTGTAGGTCTTGCACAAGTATGGTACATAAACGAAGTAAATAAATAAAGCTTTTTATGAGTTTTAACAGCTTCCATTATCTTTTCGAAGTGTTCATCACTGAAAGGCTCGTTCTTATCTTCCGTATCCTTATTTGATATAATATTTGATACATCTTCCATTGGGTTGCTAAAAATTATTCTTTTTTTAATAAAGTGCTTAAAAAATGTAGAATAATTACTTTTAACATTTTTCAAAGTTGAATCAGCATATATATTGTCTTTGACAAGACTATGTATAACCTTCGAGGTAATGAATTCTAAGCGTTTCTTGATTTTCGGAATATCATCGGTAACTTCATTATCTTTAAGAAACTTTTCATATGTATCAACAGCTTCTTTAACGGTTATACGAGTATCTATTATTTCGGCTGCACCTGAATATTTATTTCGGTCACTTTCATCGTAGGGATGCAAGCCCTCTTTAAGCATATCATGAATTAGTTCAAGTCGTGCAATACATGTTATTTCTTGGTCTATTATTGGTACTTTGGTTGTTATTCTTTCCTTTTCCTGCTTACCATTAATAGAGACACCAATCACCCATCCTTTCCCCAATTTACCCTTTGTTCCTTTCTTAGCACTTGTTATTGTTTTGCCATCTTTATTAATGATGATAATTTGCTCACCGTTGACCGCTCTAGGCAGTGTATATTTTGATATAGCCAT